TTGGATATATTTCCATCTTCGTCTGCAATCATTACTACTTCAAAATTAGTAGTATCTGGTGGCCTATATGATTGTTGGTCTACTCTCCATTGTGCCATAGTATTGTTCTCCTATTTATCTCCTTATAAATCAGTTATAGTTATTGTCGTATCTACTGGGGCATCATCGGGTTCTGCTGTAAGTGGATCAGGTTTAATATCAATATTTTGTAATTGTGTATCTATTTCTGCTTGAAAAGTTCCAGTATTAACATCCACTTCTCGAATAATTCCTTGATCCGATGTTGGCCCGTATAAATGTGCTTGTACTGTAAAAGAAAGAGTATGTATCAAAGCTTTTCTAGTAAGAAAATCTCCTTCATAATCATCTTCTGTTGACATACTGTTAAGTATAATCGGAATATCTCTTTTAATGCCCATTGTTTTCAATTCATTCATAGTTACTTGAAACTCTGGTGTAAAATATGGTAAAATTTGTTCAAGTATCTGTGTACCATCATCGGTATTTTTAACCATGATAGATAAATCAATTTCAAAATTATATGGTACTGGTGTAAATGCTGTGACTAATGTAGAAGTATCAGAATCAACATTAGCTACTGCTTTAGCTCCAGAACCACCGCCACCTGTTATTTTAACATTTGGAATTGAAGTATAATCAGAACCAACATCTGTTAAAGTTATAGCAGTTACAACTCCATCTGTGATTGTTGCAGTTGCTGTTGCACCACCGAATCCAGCGGGTGGCGGATCAATCTCAACAGTAGGTGTTGTAGTATAACCAGAACCACCATTTGTAATATTAATACTATCAATTGCACCGAGAAGTTTTACTTCTCTTATTTTTTTTGTTGATTGTAATTTTCTTGTTTCATCGTATGTCATTGTTGTTATTTCAAATGACATTCTTGGTAAATTCATACCGATGGTTTCTTTATCTTCATCAACAGGGCCTTGTTCTAATCTTGTTAAATACTTTTGAGCAGGGCCATAGGCAAGAGGAACCTTTAATGTATTCTGAATAGTGCCATCTTTTAAAGTTCTTCTGATAGTTATATTATTAAATAATGTTCCAAATAATACAACAACATTTCTTATGTTTTTATTATAAAAATATTTTCCAAACATTAAACACCACCCTCACTCCACGGATCAAGTTCACTAAAATCTAAAATATTATCTCCGTCTGTTTCAAATATTTTATTATCATCAAATTCTGATTGTATTTGAACTTTATCATCTACTGAAATTAAAACAGCACTTACTTCACTCTTCTTACCAACAATAGATGTATCTAAATCAAATTCACCACCAACACGATAAACATTAAGTGTATTACCAGACTGACTTGCCACTTTTGCTGTTGCAGTTGGTAAACCTGCTGGGCCTTGATAAATTTCTTCTCCAATAATATAAGAGTCAACACTACTTATAGTAAATTCTCTTGATACAGCATTTTCTCTTTCAATCTTATTAAATATAGCTCCATTTTCTATATCTGGAATATCAAATACTTCATTAGAATAACGGAATGTTTCACAAGTTAATTCATGCACTGTATTTTTTCCAAGTGAATAAAAAGGTTTTTCGTGTTCAACAAACCTAACTTCAAATAACTGTTTACCTAATGGAACATAAATTAAATCACCTTCACGCGGAGCAGCTAAATTTGCTTCTTGTGTAAATCGTTCTTTATTAACAGTTAAAATTATTTCATCTTGAATATCTAAACCAAACCGTGTAACGGTATCACCAGCTCCACCATAACCTTCTGGTGAGCTAATATACATTTCAACTTGTTTTGCTGAAGTAAAAGTAGCTGTTGCATCTTCATTAAAAATTTTATCTTTAGCTGTGCTTTCCGTTTTTATAAGATAATAGACATCAAGACCACTCATTTGAATTACTTCTCTGGTTAAATCATTAAGTAATTCTTGCTGTGGGAATGAATTAAAATTTTTAAAATAATGATTAGTAGCCATATTAACCTACATTAAAGTCTATCGGTAATTCATATTTTAGATTTACTTCATCCTCTATTTGTCTTATTTCTTCAACTGCTTCATCATAAATAGTTTTTCCATCAAGTGTAATACCGCCAGGTAATACAACACCAGCAAACTTTTTAAGGTTTTCGCCCCATTGTCGTTTGATTAAAGCAGTTGTATATTTTTTCAAGAACATATCGTTCCAGATTTCTGTGAATGTTGATGGATCTAAAGCACGATAGGCTTCTATAATTAATATATCATCTATTTTAAATTTATCAGCCCAATCAGCTTCTAAATATACCCTATTTTGTTTTCTGTTGAACATCATTTGTGGAGCAATATTAAATAATTGTTCAATCAATGAAAAATTTTGTTGTGTCATATGACAATGTATCAATGATGAACCAGTAAAACTATTCAAATCATTTAATCGTAACTTATATTCCTCATTGAAGAAACCACCAGAAAAAGAATCAAAACTAGGTATAGGTAACACCCTGACAACACTAAT